AGGTCGGTCTGCCTGTAATCACCACACCATATAATCTTTGAGCGGTAACCAACACGGGTCATTACTGTATCAATTTCTTCAAAGGTCATATTCTGCATCTCATCCACGATAATGATGGCATCATCAAAGGACATACCACGAATAAATGATGTAGATATGAATTCAATGTGGCCTTGTTCCTCTAGTCTATCCCATGCGTCCTTGCGACCAAATAGTGTCTCACAGATTTGGCGATAAGGCTGTTGATAGATTTCCATCTTCTCATTCACATCACCAGGCAAATGTCCAATCTCACGGCTCTGTACGGCAGAGCGAACAATAATAATTTTACCAAATGGGTTTGATTTGTCCATCACTTCTTCAATGGCCTTGTACAAAGCACAGAATGTTTTGCCTGTACCTGCAACACCATGTAGTGCTACGAAATAATCTCCTCGTTTGTATGCATCAAAGAATAGTTTTTGATTCTCTGTCAACGGGTCAAATGTTTTAAGGTCATCAAGCCTTAGTCTAAGGTGATTGCTTGGTCTTGAAACTCTTTCGGTTTCAATGATTGTATTGGCAGTTGTCTTACGAGCCATGGTTTTCCTTCTCTTAGGTAACGAATCAGGTTCTTTACAATGTTTCATAGTTTATTCAATACGTGAGCCTTGTGTATTTTACAAGATACCCATGAATTGTAATATTCCGTGGTTAGTAGTGCATCGTTGATAAAAATCTCCTTAGTTTCTCTATATGAACATTCTGACCTACTTTTACATAGGTACAGTATCTTTCGTGCAAAGTTCTCCTCTCCTAGTTTTTTAACATCAGCCTTTAATTCTTCGGACGAAGACCAATAGTTCGCCCATCCAGAGGACAGGCGAACCTTTTTCTTTTTACCTTTGATTTGTTTTGTGCCGGCTCGTGTAAAGAATTTCTTCCCCACATACTTGCGACCATTCGTTAGGTTGGTGATTTCGTAGACGTATCCAAACCAATCACCAACCATGTCTTCTGTAAATTCTATATTGTTATACAACCACACTCAATCATCCTCATCTTCTGTTTCATTCTCTAGTATATATTCACTACAGAATGGACAGAAATGAGGATCATCTTCACATTTTTCTATATCATATTTAATTGTAAATTCAGAATCACAGTTACCGCATACGTGATGTAATGAGGCCATTAGTTACACCAACTTTGTTTGGCCTCACCATAATACTCACGAGCATGGCCATTTGTGATTAGGAGTTGACGTAAGCTTTTACCATCAAGAACTACATCACCAAGTACACGACCACCATATTTGTCCCAATCCATCAATACGATTTGTCGTTTAGTTGAAACATTCACAGCAGCCTTAGTGAAAGCACTTGCAGCTTCACCTCTTGCGGCCTCACTAGGACACAATGCACGATGGCCTTTCTCAGGTGTATCAACACCAAAGACACGGATGCTAAGTTCTTTCTTTAGTGGTTCAGGTAGAAAGTTGGCTTGAAACGCAACTGTATCACCATCGACCACTCTGGTCAATACTGCATCGTATGTCACACCAGGTTTTTGTTTGCCTTGAGCAAACGCAATGAAAGGCACCATAAGTGCGATAACTAGTAATTTCTTCATATCAATCCTTTTTTTGTTTTTTTAAATATTAAATTTACTGAGCCCATATCTCATCCCAAGTGCCTGTATGTGCAGCCTTGGCGTAATCTGTTGACCTGTTCTCAAAGAAATTGGTGTGTGTTGGTGCATTAATCATTTCTTCAACCCATGGTAGTGGGTTACGTTTAACTTTGAAAATGCCCTTCATGCCAAGACCAATCAATCTGCGGTCAGCAATGTATCGAATGTATTTCTTCAACTCATCAGCTGTTAGACCTTCCATATCACCACTACTAAATGCCAAATCAATAAATTTATCTTCTAGGTCAACCATTCGTTCTGCAATGGCATAGATTCTAGATTTGAGGTCATCATTCCAGATTTCATTATTTTCTTGTATATAGGTCTTAAATAGTTTCATCATGTTCTCAGCGTGCATTGTCTCATCAACAATAGACCAAGTAACAATCTGACCCATACCCTTCATCTTGCCTGTACGTGGGAAATTCAACAACATCACAAAAGAACTAAACAGTTGCATACCTTCAGTAAAGGCAGAAAACACGGCAATGTGTGTGGCTGTATTTTCTTTTGTAGTATTTTGGCCTGAGATGTTCATCACATAATCATGTTTGTCCTTCATCTCCTGATATTCCATAAACTGGTTGTATGTGGTATCAGGCAGGCCAAGAGTTTCAATCAAATGACTATAAGCAGCAATGTGTAATGCTTCACGAGCAGCAAAACCTAACAACATCATTCTCACTTCTGGTTGAGGGAAATAAGGTAAGTAATTGTTAACATAACCACCTGCAACGTCAATATCACCTTGTGTGAAGAATCTGAAAATGTTGGTCAAAAACTCTTTCTCACTTGGAGATAGTTTCTTTTTCCAATCTTTCACATCTTCAGCCATTGGCACCTCGGTGTGTAACCAATGTGATTGTTCATGTTTCAACCATGCATCATAAGCCCAAGGGTAGTTGAAAGGTTTAAATGATGTACGTTCATCTGTCAACCTTGCTGTCGTTTTCTTAATCATTGAACCATTCCTGTAATTGTTTTGTGTTCTGCATACCAACTAAGCGTTTCAATACTGTACCATCTTCAACCATTACCATTGTTGGCACACCACGAATACCATATTCAATTGCTACATCAGAATCTTTATCAATATCAACGACTTCAATTGGCAGGTTGGTGTGTACATCTTCTAATGTCTTAGCCAACATTTTACATGGTTGGCACCATGATGCTGTAAATCTTATTACTTTTTTCATTTTTATTTCCTTATTATTTTATAGTTTCGTACATAACTGTATTTGTATCACCTAATGCCCATTTAGAATCAGTTTCTACTGACCATTTCTTTGTTGCCACTTTGAAATCTGGCATCTTCATTTGTTTTGGATTACTACTTGGTTCCAAGATAATTAATCTATTATTTGGCTGAGCAGCAAACTGCCCATTATCACACATGATGAAATTATAAGACTTGTGGTCTTCGATATCTTCAGAGAAACCTGTATCAAGTATGTTAAAGTCAGGATGAGCAGAATCAATTGTAAACATATAAACACCATACATCCATTCTCCATTCTTTAACTTAAACTTACACCTCATTGATTGTAATTGAGCCTTCTTAATAATGGTTATATCATAAGAGAGGCAGTCCCACAATTGTAGATAATCTAATGGTAATGGTTCACCTTCAATAGGTTTCCAACAATAGGCATGTAATGGTAATTTATCATACAAGGCACCATATTCATTTAGGTACGATTCTATACGAAATGCTTGACCTCTCAATGACTTAACACTCACCCACCAGCAAGGTACCAATTCTTTATGACCTTTTTCAAAATCATATAGAAATTCTTTACGAACGAAACATTTCACTGGTGGTAAATTTGCTACTAAAAAACTCATTTTAATTTCTTTCTATCCAAGGCCGTACATGGGCTAGTGCCATTACTAACCACATTAACGGCATCTCTAAGTGAAATCCGCCGCAATGACTTGGAATATAGTAAGATACTGCGGCTAATATAACGCATAATGGAGTTATTAACTTGGTTAGTATGTGTGCCATTTTAACCTTCGCAAGCCAAACAAACTTCTTCAGATGCAAGAGCTTTCAAATCGATTTCTTCAATCACTTGGCGCTCAATACGCTTAGATACTTTATCTGCCTTAGCCAACTTCTCACTACGGCAATAGTAAAGTGTTTTCAGGCCTTGTTTCCATGCTTGAAAATGGACTGCATGTAGATATTTCACATTCACATCAGGTCTAAAGAATAGGTTCAATGACTGAGCCTGGTCAATAAACTGCTGTCTATCAGCTGCATGTTGAATAACCCATCGTTGGTCAATTTCCATTGAGGTCTTGAACACATCTTTTGTCCATTCATCCATCCACGTTAAGTGTTGAACAGAACCATCATTTGCAATGATAGATGACCAGATATCGTTGTATTCATTTTGTGATACTACCTCTCCATCACCAGCAAGATGTTTTTCAATAACCCTATTCAACCATTTGTTCTTATTCAACGATGAGCCGCTGAGAGTATCTTGTCGATACGCATTCGCACGTAAGGGCTCAATAGAAGGGGAAGTATTACCCATAATGATAGAAGAAGAAGCGTTTGGAGCAACAGCAAGCATATGAGAGAAACGGCGTCCAGTACCTGCCGCATCGGGTGCTTCGCCTCTTTCGGTACCCAATTGAATATTTGCATCATCTAATTGTTCTCTTATGTGTTTGAAGATTTGAATGTTTCGGCCTGTTGCCAATGCTGTTTCCCACGGGATTGAATTCTTTTGTAGATAAGCATGATAGCCGAGGGCACCAATACCAATACTGCGTTCACGGCTAGCAGAAAATCTTGCTCTTGATATGCTGTCAGGAGCATTATCAATGAAATACTGGAGAACATTATCAAGCATCTCAGCAACGTCCCGAAGAAAAAGTCCGTCATTTTTCCAATCATCATAATACTCCAAGTTTAAAGAAGATAAACAACATACAGCAGTACGGTCTTTATCTGTTGGTAAAATAATCTCACTACACAAATTAGATTGTTTAATACTTAGGCCTAGTTTCTTTTGAAACTCTGGCATCATACGATTGCTTGTATCAATAAAGTGGATGTATGGTTCACCTGTGTGCATACGCATTTCTAAGATACGTTGCCAAAGGTCTTTAGCTGATACAACCTCACGCACTTCTTCATTGTGTGGGTCTTTTAGTTCCCATGAATCGTCAGCCTCAGGGTCAAGCATACAATTCTCAATGAGTTTCATAAAGTCATCGGTGATATTGATACCATGATGCAGATTCAAGCAACGCATGTTGGGGTCGCCTGTTGGTTTACGCATCTCTAAAAAGATAAGAATATCGGGATGAGATATATCAAGATAAGCAGCATAAGACCCCCGCCTTGTCCGCCCCTGTCTGTATGCCAAACTACTAGCGTCATAA